AAGACCCTACACAACACTATGTGATTCCTGATGTGCGATTTTTTAACGAGCAGATTATGATTAAATCACTTGGTGGAAGAGTTTGGGTCGTTAAGCGTGGTGATGATCCTGAATGGATTGGCCAAGCTATACTTGATAATACAACTGGCAGTAATTTTATGAAACAGTATGATGTTCATGCCAGTGAATACAGCTGGATGAACACAAATGATAAATTTGATAGCATCATCTATAACAATAGCTCATTAGATAATCTTAAACATCAGGTGCTAAATCACCTCTTGCCCAGCCGGTTTTGATTAGTTCAGCATTGCAGTTCAAACACACTGTCTTGAGATTATAATTGCTAACATTAGTTAAATTTCCATCAATGTAAAAAACAGTAACTTGAGATCTAAATGTAGGCTTAAACCCACAAGCTTCACAGACTCTCTTTGGCTTGTATCCAGCATCAACCCATAATGGCTTTATAGGTTTGTGTAATTTTAAACACTGCTCACATCTTCTTCGATAGTATACCTTACCATCCTTATAGTAGTTTACTGCTTTAGGTCGCTTACCGCATTGGTCACATGATGGTCGTTGCATAGGTTATTTATACACCTTTAAAGGGAATGCCTATTTAAGGGTGTTTTTACTATTAACCGATAAATAATATAATAGAATTAGACCTTTACTAATGAGAGGATTTAGAATATGGCATTGATTTCAGCAGGCGTGGAGATTACCGTATCAGATGAGAGCCAATACGCTGGCTCGCAAGCAGGTAGTATTCCTGCACTGATTATTGCTACCGCGCAAGACAAAACAAAAGGATCAGGTTCAGGTACTGCATCAGGAACAACATCAGCAAATGCTGGTAACACATTCCTAGTTAGCAGTCAAAGAGAACTAACAGAAACATTTGGTAATCCAAGTTTTTATAGTAGTGCAGCAGGCACTCCAATTCATGGATACGAATTAAACGAATATGGACTTATGACAGCATACAGTTTGCTTGGTGTAAGTAATAGAGTATATGTTACTCGTGCAGATATTGACCTAGCTGAACTAGCACCAAGTATTGGACGTCCAACTGGCGCACCAGCAACTGGTACAATTTGGTGGGACATGGGCTCAGACACAACTTGGGGCATCAGTCAATGGAATGCAACTAAAGGTACATTTACTAACAAGGTACCAACAGTTATTACAAGCACAACAGACCTAACAGGTGGTGTTCCAAAAACATCAATTGGTGCTATTGGTGATTATGTAGTTGTTGCAACAAATACATCAAATCCAGTGTACTACAAAAATCGTAGTAATGCTTGGGTACTAGTTGGCAGTAGTTCATGGCAGACAAGTTGGCCAGCAATTAGCAGTACTACTGCAAGTCCAACTCTAACAAACGGTGACAGTATCACACTTAATGGATCAACTGTTACACTAAGTGGTACAACTGTAACTGCTCTTGCTTCAAGCATTAATACTGCAGCAATCACAGGCGTTACGGCAGCAGTTGTTGATAACAAAATTGAAATTTATGCTACTAGCAGTGCAGCAAGTGACGGGTCTACTACAGACGGTAAAATTATTCTTGCTAACAACAGTGGTACAATTTTAAGTGCAACAGGTTTAGCAGCTGGAACATATGCATGTCCTCTACTTGCACAAGATCCACATTACACTGTTCCGCAGTGGAAATCAACAGACACTACACCACGTCCAAGTGGTGCTATTTGGATTAAAACAACTTCAAGTAACTTAGGCGCTTCAATTGATGTAAGTGTGTATAATACTTCAACGTTGAGATTTGATTCAATAACATCACCTCTTTACGAAAATGATCAAACTGCTCTTAAAAACTTAGACACTACCGGCGGCGCATTAATTTCAGCTGGTTCATATTATGTACAGTATGATGTAACTGAAAATGATACAGCAACTTACAAATTGTTCCGTAGATATGCAAGTGCTGAGCTAATTGTAACTGGTAATATTGCAACTTCAGCACCTATCACTGCAGCAGAAACATTTACAATCAGTGCAAGTGCAGCAAATAGCACAACACTTAGCACTGCAGTTTCAGTTACTACTAGTGGCACAGGAATTGCAGACATTGCTAGTGACATTAATGGTGCTAACGTTGCAAACGTTAGTGCAAGTGTTACTTCAGATGGGTTCTTGCGTATTCAACATGCATTGGGTGGAGTTATTGTACTTAAAGATACAAGTGGTACTCCAGTAACTGATGCAGGTATTGTAACAGGTATTACAACTGGTCAAGTAAGATCAGGTAACAACAGTGACGTTATTCTAAGTAACTGGGTTGCACCAACATATACTGCAAGTTTAACAGCACCAACTGCTGATCCAATAGAAGAACGCAAATGGTATCACAGTGGATTTGAAGCAGATATTATGATTCATAATGGTACAACTTGGAAAGGTTACCAGAACATCAGCAATGATGCACGTGGTCATGATCTAACACAAACAGATCCAGAAGGTGTTATCTTTAGTGCAACTGAGCCAACAACACAAACTGATGAAACAGCTCTAGCACTTGGTGATATTTGGTTGGACACTAGTGACTTAGAAAACTACCCAAAGATCTATCGTTACCAAGCAGTTGAAGGCGAAAATCGTTGGGTATTGATTGACAACACTGATCAAACCACTGAAAATGGTATTTTGTTTACTGATGCACGTTTTATGGGCGATACAACAACAGATGTTGTTACAGGCACAATTACAACAACCAAAGCATTGTTAACAAGTGATGTACTTGATATTGATAGTCCGGATCCATTAGTTTACCCACGTGGTATGTTGTTGTTCAATACAAGACGTAGTAGTTACAATGTTAAAGAATATCGTGCAAATCATTTTAGTAGAACTAACTTTACTGATGCAGCAACATATCCTTCATTGCCAACTGAAAAAGCGGCTTGGGTATCAGTAAGCGGCAATAAGAGCGATGGCTCACCGCTAATGGGTCGTAAAGCACAACGTCAAATTATTACTGCAGCAATGAAATCAGCAATTGATGCAAGCACTGATCTACGTGAAGACAGTCGTGCATTTAACTTGATTGCAGCACCAGGATATCCAGAGCTAATTCCTAACATGGTAGCACTTAACAATGATAGACGCAGCACAGCATTTGTTGTTGGTGATAGTCCACTAAGACTAGCAACAGGCGGTACTGCAGTTGCTAACTGGGCAAGCAATGCTAATGTAGCATCAGAAGATGGTGAAGATGGATTGATAACTAGTGATCCATATGCAGCAGTATTTTACCCAGCTGGTAGAACAAATGACTTGAGTGGTAACACAATTGTTGTACCAAGTTCACATGCAGCACTTAGAACTATCATACGCAGTGACGAGCAATCGTTCCCATGGTTTGCACCAGCAGGTACAAGACGTGGCTTACTTGATAATGTAAGTGCTATTGGTTATATTAATAGTGCAACAGGTGAGTTTGTTGTTGATAACGTTACTGAAGGCATGCGTGATACATTGTATTCAAATAAAGTCAACCCAATGACATTCATTAATGGGTATGGATTGATGAACTATGGTAACAAGACTCGTGCAGCAGGCTCAAGTGCATTGGATCGTATTAACGTATCAAGACTTGTTAGTTTCTTACGTAGAAGTTTACAAGATTATGCAACAAACTTTGTGTTTGAACCAAACGATAAGATCACAAGAGATGAACTCAAAGAGGGCATTGAAAGTATCCTAAACGACTTGGTTGCAAAGCGCGGCTTGTTTGATTACTTGGTTGTTTGTGACGAAACCAACAACACAGCAGACAGAATTGATAGAAATGAACTTTATGTTGATATTGCTATTGAGCCTGTTAAAGCTGCAGAATTTATCTTTATTCCAGTTAGACTTAAGAATACAGGTGAGATTGCAGCAGGTAATGTTGCAGCAGCAGCAGCAGTGTAAAACACTTCATAACACACTTAAAAAGAGGGGTTTATCCCCTCTTTTTTTATGATATGTTAATGACCCCTGTTTTTTTCATACACCAATACGATAAATACATTGTAAAAAGACATTAAGGAGATTGATATGTCAGTGTCATCACTAAGCAGATTTACTGTCCCACTTGACAGTAACCAGAGCGCAAGTAGCCAAGGTCTACTAATGCCAAAATTAAAGTATCGCTTCCGTGCGGTATTTGATAACTTTGGCATTTCAACCCCAAGAACAGAATTAACAAAACAAATTATGGATATTACTCGTCCGGACGTAACATTTGATCCAATTGAAATTCCAGTGTATAACAGTAAGGTTTTCCTTGCTGGTAAGCACACATGGTCAGATGTAACAGTTAACGTTCGTGATGATGTTAATGGTAATGTTAGCCGTCTTGTAGGCGAGCAGTTACAGAAGCAATTTGACTTCATGGAACAGGCTGCAGCAAGTTCAGGTATTGATTACAAGTTTATTACTAAATTTGATATCCTTGACGGTGGTAATGGTGCAAACACACCAACAACACTTGAAACATGGGAATTGTATGGTTGCTATCTTGCAGGTGCAAACTATGGCGATCTAAACTACGCAACAAACGATCCAGCAAGTATTGCTCTTACAATTAAGTTTGACAATGCAGTACAGACACCACTAGGGTCTGGCGTTGGCGCTAACGTAGGCAGAGGTACTGGCGTAACTATCACTGGCTAATAGGATTATTAGCAGATGGCTAGAACCACTAACATAAACAACTTCCTTAAACCAGCAACGGAAGTGCGAGATTACGATCATGCGTCTCGCACTTTCCTTGCGAATGCATATGCATTAGCACCACGTTTAAGAAGTCTATATCTTTGTGTGTTTAATTTTGCACCTGAAGTAGCAAGAAAATTTGCAAATGAAGAAAAAATTGAATTGCCATTGCTGGTAAAATCAGTTGATCTTCCCTCTTATAATATTTCTACAGACACACACAATCAATACAACAAAACAGTATACAGTCAGAATAAGATACAGTATACTGATGTGAATGTTATGTTTCATGATGATGCAAGTGAACTTGTTATCAAAATGTGGTACGAATACATGACACATTATTATCTTGACAGTTTGTACGAAAGTACAGACTTTGCGGTGCGTGATAGATATAGCGATACACGAACAAAATCTGAATGGGGATTTGCAAGGGGTGCTGGAAAATTTTTTAGCAGCATTGATCTATACACACTACATGGTGGACGATTTAGTGAATATAAGTGTATGAATCCTATTATTAGCAATTTTAAACATGGACAACATGCTGCTGGTGACTTTACACCATTAGAACACAGTATGACTTTTAGTTATGAAAGTGTGTTGTATGCTAGTGGAATCACTGACAATAATAATCCAAAAACATTCCTTAATGGTTTACACTATAATTCCGCACCTAGCCCATTAGGCAACGCTAACTCTCCTGAGACTGGATCTGACTATAAACCTCGACAAGCTAATCGCCAAGACGTCCCTGGAACAAAAACCAGAACAATAAACGGCAACAGTAATATTGCTGGATTTGATTCGTCAGTTGGCGGTGCTGGCTTTGATCAACAAAATCAATCTAATTTACAAGAGCAAAAAATTCCAGCAGCTGGAGCAGGTAACCAATCATCTCTTTCTCAAACGCTAAACCAAGCAGCAAATGTAAGAAGTAATTTTAACGAAGTTACTCCGGCTGTGAGTCGAGATACTAATTTACAATCAGATAGCAACAAATTTAATGTTGCAAATGTCAATCCAAATACTCAAGTTGGATCTGATGACCTGCGCTACAACAAAGATAATAGAGTTAGAAGTAATGGATCAGCTACTGGTAATAGTAAGTTTAAAGGTGTTACTGCAGAACAAGATGTTAATGTTGCTAACGGCTTTGCTATACCATCAAACAATGGAAGCCCAGCACATCCTAATAAAGTTAACCAATATAATGTAGCAAAAGATTCTAATCAAGCTCAATTAGGTGATGGTTCAAACACAGTAGCAAGCAGACATCAAAAACTCGTAGAGACACAAGCAAGAATAAAGCAGTTAACCGCACAGTATAATGATTTACCTGATTCAATTAAAGAAAGTGGCATTGGGCGAGATTTATTAAGAGAAAATAATGAACTTGTTGATTATTATAATGAGTTACAATCAGGCCCTGGGGCAAGTCAACAAAGAACAACAGTTACTCCTAATCCTAGAGATTTAGATCAAAGCCTTGGTGGAGATCCTATTGATGGTAACATTTCATCTGAAACAACGTTCAGTACTCCAACTGTGACCAACGAAAATACAGCAAGATCTTCACTAGGACCAGAAGTAGGTGACACTAGTGTAGATTTAGGTGGCAGCTGGACACCTCCTGTTGATAATACAGATCAAGAAGATTCAGACCAAACACCTGGCGCAATTTAAAGGATATCAATATGGCACAAAGTTCAAATTTACCATTAACAAATCCAAACGATGATGTTGATCTACGAGTAAACACATATTTTGAAGAATACTTTAAAAAGAGTATAGCATTTGATAATAATGCATATGATCTTGTTAAAGCATTTTTTCTTGAACGAACTAGCAACAACCTTGAAGCAACTGCAGCATTAACAGTTTCAGTTATGACTACATCATATGAGTTAGATTTGTTTCCTCAAGATGTAATTGAAAATCTTAAAAAAGGTGATCTAACTCAGTCTCTAACTGCTTTTTTGAATCTAACTCGCAAAGGCAATAGTTTGCTTGGGTATAGCAAACAACTTGCTCCTCCAATCAATATACGAAGACAGATTAGAATTTAATGGCTAGGGGAAAATGGGCAAATGGCCTATTTGAAATGGCCAATCCAGAAAAATATGCAGGCATCAAAAAGCCACGCTATCGCAGTGGATGGGAACATGCTTTTATGCGCTTTTGCGATAATCATCCCAGCGTTATAAACTGGGCCAGTGAGAGTATACAAATACCTTATCGCAATCCACTTACAGGCAAGCAAAGCATATATGTGCCAGACTTCTTAATAGTATATCAGGCCAAAGGCGGTAAGAAACATGCAGAGCTTATTGAAGTAAAACCTGAGTCGCAAACTCGACTTACTGAAAAAACAAGCAAACATGATAAACTTGCTATTGCTGTTAACCATGCTAAATGGGAAGCTGCAGCAAAGTGGTGTAGACTAAAAGGATTGACATTTAGAATTGTAACTGAGGGTGATATATTTCACCAAGGTAAAAAACGTAGGTAAGTATTATTATGTTTAGTAAAGAGTGTAAACAACATCTCAAAGAAGTAGATGAGACGGCAGTACAACACATGTGTGTTGCACTAAAGGCTGCAGTTCGGCTACAATTGTGTGTGCCAGTATTGATTGTGCATGCAATAGCGCCTAGATTTTTTACTCACACAGCGAGTAAAACCATGCAGGATATATTGGATCGTAGATGACAAAAAAATTAGAAGAATTATTTGACGTAGAAACCAGCGAAGATGTTGTTGATCGCATGGTTGCTGCAGAACCTGCAGAAGAAAAACCAATGACTGTTACTGAAATTGAAACAGCAATGACCAAAGTAGATAAGATTGATGCAGCACTACCAAGTGTGCGTGATCTTGAAACCAGTGACAATGAGATGGATGAGATTGCGCAACTTGCACAAGACACATTCAAAGACCTCATGGACTTGGGTATGAATGTTGAAGCACGTTTTAGCGGTGAAATATTTGGTAATGCTGCTAGGATGTTAGATACTGCACTGAGTGCAAAAGCACACAAAGTAAACAAGAAACTAAAGATGGTAGATCTACAACTCAAAAAAGCCAACATGGATGCAAGAATTGCCAAAGAACAACAAAGCAACGGAGAAGTCAGCACTGATGGCGAAGGTGTTGTTCTTGATCGTAATACGTTGTTAGCAAGCATACTAGATAAAAAGTAGTACTTAAAGTATAAATACTCTGTAAGGAAGTAACAACAATGAAAAGTTTTAGAAGTTATTTAACAGAAAGTGAAAAAACCTATAGCTTTCGTATTAAGATTGCAGGTGATGTAGACAGCAACCGTGTTGATGCATTAGAAACTGCACTTGAAAAGTACGAACTAAAAAGTTTAAGTAAGCCTAAGAAAACTCCTATCCAGGAGCATCCAATGGACTTCCAGACACTGAATAACAGTGAAGTACACATCATGGATGCAGAGGTTAACTATCCTGTAACTGCTCATCAATTGTATGAGTATCTAACACAAAATGGCTGCTGCGAAGCACCACACCTTGTTGTTATTAACAAAAACCATCCTGAAGAAATTGCTCGCGAAGAGGCTCTAAAAGGAGACCAAGAGTATACTTCTAAATTAGAGGATGCGGACTATAAAGATGCGGCTGATGTTAAAACTGAAGAAGTATTTGGCGATGCTTACAACGAAAACATGCTAAAAAGTTTAGAAACCCGCAAATACGAATTCGCGAAGAAGGAATAAAATTATGCAAGACGTACTAGCAAAACTTAAAGAAATTGTTGGAACTTATGACAACGAAGATATGCAAGCAGCTATTGCCGCATCACAAGTTACACAGACAGAAGAAACAATTGACGAGGCAGACATGATGCCTAAAACACTTAAATGTAAAGAGTGTGGCGACATGCTGGGCAACCCAACTACAGATTGTCCTTGTGACAGTCAGGATCCAAAAGGTGACAACTGGATTATGGTTGATGTTGACAATGATGGCGACATGGATATGGCAGTTGCAAATGAAGAAGAAGTTGCTGAAGAAGAAGCAGTTGAAGAAGATAGTGTTGAAGAAGTACACGAAGAGGAAGTTTCTGAAAGTGTAGACCAAGATGCTACTGACTTTGAACGCATGCTTAAACTTGCAGGTCAAAGTGGTGTAATTGGTATGAGTACCAATAACATTCTTGTAACAGAAAGTGTTGAAGTTGCCGAAGATGAATTCAGTGAAGAAGCATTTGTTGCTAAAGAAGCAGATGATGAAGAAGTTGATGAAAGCAAGTCAGAAGATGAAAAGCGTTGGAAACAAACTGGTATGTCTCCAGAAGAAGCAATAGCAAAATACGGCAAAGAAAACGTAAAAGTTAAAAAAGGTGCATTGCGTAATGGCGATGACATGGTAGAAGTATTAGTTGATGAAATGGTAGAAGCAGTAGGCGCTTCAGCTGATCCAATCATGGACTTATGTGATGACCTAGGATGTGATCCAGATCATCCTATATTTGCAGAGTTAGTACGTTACCTAAGCGGTGACCAAATTAAAGATTTCGTAGCAGACTTCCGTAGACATAACGATATGAATCATCCAGGTGAAGATGGCGATTACGGTGATGACGATGCAAATTTTGAAGAACATGTAGAAGAATCTGAATCAGTAGAGGAAGCAACAGTTGAAGTTCCTGTACAAGAACTTGCTGAACTAATGAAACTTGCAGGTTATGAAAACTATGCAGACCAGATTGAAGAGTATGCTAACGAGCCAGCAGAAGAGTATAGTGATGTTGAAGATCAAATGATTGGTCTAAGCGGTGGACTTAATGGTCCTAAAAAAGCATATGCTGCAGCCGCTGGTGGTGACAACCCAATGGATCAAGAGCCAACTGACATCGAAGAAGATGACAAGTTGACTTTTGAAGGTATGTACAAGCGTTATATGACTCAGGTTGCTGAAGAAACACTACAAGAAAAACAATAAAAACAATAGGCACTGTAATTACACAGTGCCTATTTTTCTGACTAAATATTTGTATGTACATTAAAGATGAATACACTCAGGTGTTTCGAGAATGTATCCTAGAGACGCAACACCAAATGGGCTATGAGCTGCCTGAAGATTTACAAGCGTATATTGCTATACTGCTTGGAAGTTTTATTGACCGTCCTCACTTTCTACCCAAAGACAGTTTTGCGGAAGCATACATGTCATTGAAAAATCCTAAGCATTTGAGTGCAAAAGAACTAGCAGATGCATGTTTGTTTGTAGTAGGAGTTTTTCCAAACATGGGTAAGAGATATGGTCTTAATAAAAACTATTATACTAGTATTGGTATAAGCAGTTACGACATTGCAGCACAAGGATTAAACCGTGTACTATTTGAACAGTTGCGTGATAGTTTTGATCTTGCTAGTAAAATAATTAAACTAAGTACTGGCCCAAAGCCAGTACAGCTAAAGGTAACCTAGATGAGTAAAAACTTAGAAGGTGTGCTTGTTAAACAAGCTAATCGTCGTCAAACGTTTACACACGAAGAAATACAACAATTTGCTTCATGTGCTGATCCTGAAACTGGCCATAGTTATTTTCTTGAAAACTATTTTTACATCCAGCATCCTGTTAGAGGTAGACTGTTATACCAGCCTTTTGATTTTCAAAACGAACTAATAGATGTGTATCACAACAATAGATTCAGCATTAACCTGCTGGGTAGACAAATGGGCAAAACTACAACAGCCGCTGGATATCTATTATGGTATGCAATGTTTAAGCCCGACAGCACTATACTGATTGCAGCACACAAGTTTGCTGGTGCGCAAGAAATCATGCAACGAATACGCTATGCATATGAACTGTGTCCAGATCACATCAGAGCAGGTGTTGTAAGTTACAACAAGGGCAGTATAGACTTTGAAAATGGATCACGCATTGTAAGCACCACAACAACAGAAACAACAGGACGTGGTATGAGTATTACACTACTGTACTGCGATGAGTTTGCATTTGTCCGTAATACAATTGCCCGTGAGTTTTGGACTAGTATTAGTCCTACACTAGCAACAGGTGGTAAGGCTATAATCACAAGTACACCAAACAGCGACGATGACCAGTTCTGGATGATTTGGAAAGCAGCAAACAAAACCATGGATGCACATGGCAATGAAACAGAACGTGGCATAAACGGTTTTAAGGCATACATTGCCAAATGGAATAGACATCCTGAAAGAGATGATGTGTGGGCAGAACAAGAACGTCATAGTGTTGGGCCTGATAGATTCATGCGTGAACATGAGTGTGAGCCTATTATATGGGAAGAAACACTCATCAACAGCATGTATCTTGCCACAATGGAAGGCGTTGATCCTATCAGTAAACAAGGAACAGTTCGTTGGTATAAGAAACCTCATACAAAACACACATACATTATAGCACTAGATCCTAGTCTAGGCACAGGAGGTGATCCAGCAGCCATACAAGTATTTGAAATCCCTAGTATGGAACAAGTAGCTGAATGGCGACACAACAAAACACCAATACCACAACAGATACAAATACTCAAAGCCATATGTGAATACATTGCAGAAGAGACAAAAGTTGACATGACCAACATATACTACAGTGTAGAAAACAACAGTATAGGTGAAGCAGCATTGATCAGCATTGCTGATGTAGGAGAAGAGAACATACCAGGTATTTTTCTCAGTGAACCTAAACGTGCAGGCAATGTAAGAGCGTTTCGCAAAGGATTCAACACTACAAACAGAGTAAAACTCAGCAGTTGCGCTAAACTTAAAACTCTAGTAGAGTCAAACAAACTGCATATTCGTAGTAAACCATTGATAAGTGAACTTAAAAACTTTATTGCATCAGGCGGAAGTTATGCTGCCAAGCAGGGCGAAACTGATGATCTTGTGATGAGTACCATACTGGCATTGCGCATTGCAAATGAACTTAAAAACTATGTGCCAGAACTAGAAACAAGTTTGCGTGATGGCAGTGATGACTATGATCAACCTATGCCAT